AGACGAATACGGAACAGTTTGGCATCCGGTAACAAGAAAAGGTCTGTAAAACACGGTTATAATAAATAGAAGTACGAATACAATTTGAATATGGGCTTATGAATAATAAGAATTTTGGCGAAAATGTATTCAATAAACAATGTTAAAATTAGCTAATTAAGGAGACACAAAATGGCATTTCAAGTATCACCAGGTGTTCTCGTACAGGAAAGAGACCTAACAAGAATCATTCCAGCTGTTTCAACATCAATCGGCGCCTTTGCTGGAGATTTCAGAAAAGGACCTTTAGATGAAGTAACATCTGTTTCAAGCGAACAAGAGCTTGTTTCGATTTTTGGTAAACCTGACACTAACAATTTTGAAGATTGGTTTAGTGCAGCTTCTTTCTTACAATACTCAAACACTTTGAGAATTGTACGAGCTCAAAATACTAGTATCTCAAATGCGACTGCTTCAGGCAGTACATTTGTTATAAAGAATGTTACTCATTATCAAGATAACTACTCAACAGGACAAGGTTCTGTAGGTGAGTGGGCAGCTAGAACAGCAGGAGCTTGGGGTAATTCACTCGAAGTTTCAGTATGTCCTTCTGCTACAGCCTATGAACAACTTGCTGTAACTACAGTCAATGACGCTTCAACAGCTGTCGGCGATAAAACTGTAACAGTAACAAGCGGTACATCAATCAATGTTGGTGATATCGTAAACTTTGCTGAAACAGGTGGTTACGAGTATAGAGTAACGGCAAAAAATACAAACGACATATCTTTCGTAAGAAAAGACACTTCCGAAGGCGGACTTCATTCAGTAGTAACGAATGGTGCAAATGTAAGAAGAAGATGGAGATACTATGACCTAGTGTCATCTGCTCCAGGAACTTCTCCATATGTACTTGCTCGTTCAGGTTCTGGAGACGAGTTGCATGTTGTAGTAATTGATAGAGACGGAGAAGTTACAGGTACTCCAGGAGAAATCCTAGAGACTTATGACTCAATGTCTAAAGCTTCAGACGCAAAAAATCCACAAGGAGACACAAACTTTTATCCAACAGTAATATTAAACAAATCAAGTTTCATATTCTGGATGGACCATAATGTTTCTGGTTCTAACTGGGGTAATGCGGCTGCTAACTCAACTTACACAGATGTAACAACTAACACTTACACCAACCTATCTAACGGTAGTAATGGTTCAAATGTAAATGTTGGCGAGAAGAAAACTGCTTACGAAAAATTTGAAGACGCAGACACAGTAGATGTTGGATTAATTATCGCTGGACCAGGAAACGCAACACATGTTGACAATCTTATCACAATAGCTGAGAAGAGAAAAGACGCTGTGGTATTTGCTTCACCTGAGCGTTCAGATGTAGTTAATGTAGCTGATAGTGTGGCTCAAACTTCAAATGTTGTCGGCTTTTTCAATGGCATATCATCTTCATCTTACATCACTTTTGACTCTGGATACAAATACATGTATGACAGATACAATGATGTAAATAGATTTATCCCATTAAACGGCGACATGGCAGGTTTATCAGCAAGAACTGATTTGATTGCAGACGCATGGTTTTCACCAGCAGGTCTGAATAGAGGTCAAGTTAGAGGCGCTATTAAACTGGCATATAACCCAACTAAAACACAACGAGACGAACTTTACAGAGCTAGAGTAAATCCTGTTGTAACTTTCCCTGGACAAGGAACATTATTGTTCGGAGATAAGACTGGTTTATCTGCTCCATCAGCATTTGATAGAATCAATGTAAGAAGACTTTTCATTACTTTAGAGAAGGCGATTGCTACTGCTTCTAAATTCCAATTGTTTGAATTCAATGATGAATTCAGCAGAGCGAACTTTAGAAACATAGTCGAACCTTTTTTAAGAGAAGTGCAAGGTCGAAGAGGTATCACAGACTTTTTAGTAGTGTGTGATGAAACTAACAATACTGGCGAAGTAATAGACAGAAATGAATTCATTGCAGAAATCTTTGTGAAACCTGCAAGAAGCATTAACTTTATTACTCTTTCTTTCATTGCAACACGAACTGGTGTAGCATTTGAAGAAGTGGCTGGGTAAGTATAGAATAGGAGAATAGAAAAATGGCAAACATTAATGACTTCAAAGCTAAACTTGCTGGCGGTGGCGCTAGAGCGAATCAATATAAGGTTACAATGCCTTTTCCTGGTTACGCACAGTTAGGCGGAGAAATAGAAGAACTAGCATTTTTATGTCGTTCTACAAGTTTACCAGGTATGACCGTAGGGAATATACCTGTTAGCTTTAGAGGCAGACAAGTTAAAATTGCTGGGGATAGAACCGTAGAACCTTGGACTATAGTTGTCTATAACGATACATCATTCAAATTAAGAAACGCATTTGAAAGATGGCAAAACGGAATCAACAACATGACAGATAATGAAGGATTAACAAATCCTGCTGACTATCAAGTTGACGCTTTCGTAGACCAGTTAGACAGAAATGGTGCAACAATCAAAAGTTATACTTTAAGAGGAGCGTTCCCAACAACGATTGCTCCAATTGCGTTGACTTATGACCAAGCGGATGCTATCGAAGAGTTTGAAGTAACTTTTGAATACCAATACTTTGAATCAAATACGACTACTTAACAGGTCGTATAAGTATATACAAGTAAGTATAAAGGAAAATTAAATTATGGCAGATTTATTCGGATTTTCGATAACTAGGAAACAACCTAAGCAGGACCCGAAGCAAAGCTTTAATACACCTCAAGCGGATGATGGTACACAAACCATCGCCGCTGGGGGTTATTTTGGCCAGTACCTCGATATGGAGGGAAATGCTAAGAGTGAAGCCGACCTTATCAGAAGATATAGAGAAATTGCTCTCCACCCGGAGTGTGATATGGCAATCGAAGATGTGGTAAACGAAGCAATCGTTTCCAATGAATTGAAAGCGGCAGTACGATTGAATTTAGATAACATACCTTATGGTGATGATGTCAGAAGAAAAGTTGAGAATGAGTTTAAAGAAATTCTAAACTTGATGGCATTTAATACTAAAGGGCATGATATCTTTAGAAGATGGTATGTAGATGGTAGAATGTACTATCAAAAAATTATTGATAGAGACGCTACTTATAAAGGTATAACAGAATTAAGATATATCGACCCACGAAAAATTAAAAAGATTCGTGAAGTTAGAAAGAAACGACCAGACGGACCTACTCCATATGGTCTATCAGTTATTGATGAGTTTGAAGAGTATTTCCTTTTCAATGAAAAAGGAGTTACAAACTCTACATCTGGTGGAATTAAGATTGCTTTAGATACAGTAGCCTTTACACCATCAGGACTTATCGACCAAAACAAAAATCAAGTATTATCTTATTTACATAAGGCAATTAAACCAGTCAATCAATTGAGAATGATTGAGGACGCAGTTGTAATTTACAGAATCGCAAGAGCGCCTGAAAGAAGAATCTTTAAGATTGATGTTGGTAATTTACCTAAAGTAAAAGCGGAACAATATTTGCGTGATGTTATGGCAAGGTATAGAAATAAACTTGTTTATGACGCAAGCACAGGAGAAATCCGAGACGATAGAAACTATATGTCTATGTTGGAAGACTTCTGGTTACCAAGTAGAGAAGGCGGAAGAGGTACAAGTATAGAAACTTTACCTGGTGGTCAAAATCTAGGAGAAATCGGAGATTTAGATTACTTTCAAAGAAAGCTTTACAGAGCATTAAATGTACCTGTTAGCAGACTTGAAGCAAGTCAAGGTTTCAATATGGGTCGAAGTGCAGAAATTAGTAGAGACGAAGTTAAGTTTACTAAATTTGTACAAAGATTAAGAAATAAGTTTACAGAATTATTTAACGATATTCTAAAGACACAACTTATTTTAAAAGCAGTTATAGCCGAAGATGATTGGCATGTAATTAGAGAACACTTACAATACGACTTCTTACAAGATGGTTACTTTGCAGAATTAAAGCAATCTGAAATTTTAAGAGAGAGAATTCAGTTAGCGAATGAAATGCAAGGTTACATTGGTAAATTCTATTCAGTAGAATATTTAAGAAAGAATGTATTAAAACAAAATGAAAGAGAAATGGAAGATATTGACCGTCAGATTGCAAAAGAAGTAAAAGATGGTATAATAGATTCACCTCAAGGTCAAATACAAAATGACGAGGAATTATAGGAGATAATATGAGTGAAGATGTTAAAAATTTCGTTGACGCATTAGCAACAGGTGATAACGCCGAGGCTGGTGAGGCATTTAAAACTGCTTTAAGAGATAAAGTA